TCTACACGCTCGTGCTGCACGAGCCCGCGCTGGCCGCGGCCGAGCTGCGGCTGCGGTGCGCGACGTGTCGGCGGATCGAGCAGTTCGAGGCGTGGCGTGCGCGCTACCAGGAGCCTTCGGTGACGCCGTCCATGTCGTCCCCCGAGGTCCACCCGCCCGCGTCGCTCGACCACCCGTCCGCGTCGACGTTCGACGTCGGCGCCGCGCGCGAGACCTGGGGCCGCGTCGAAGTCGCCGGCGTCGCGTTCGGCTGAGGCGTGGCCGCGGTCGCGGTGACGGCGGGCAGGAGCGCGGACACGCCGAGCCGGAAGTAGAGCAGCGTGTCGCACGCGTGGTTCGGCTGCTTGGGGTTCTCGAGACGCCGCCCGTTCGCGTCCATTGTCCACTGCAGCGCGACCAGCTCCTCGGCGAGCTTGGATCCCCTGAGGACCTTGATGCGGCCCTCGAACATGTCCGCGTTCACGATCTCGATCCCGGGATCCTTGTACTTGGGATGCTTGTCGACGGCCTGGATCAGGATCCCGTACTCGACCCGCATGTCGTCGATGAACCGGTCGCCCTGCCCCGAGCCGTCGGCGTGCATGAAGTCGGGCCAGCCGAGCTCACCGATGACGCCCCCGGGCCGGTTGATGTCGAGCGCCTCGCCGATCAGCATCGTCGCGACCGCGCGCGTCGGCTGCTTGGTCTTGTAGATCTCGCCGATCTGCCACATGCAGCGCGACGGGTCGGTGTACGACCACGCGTACGCCTCGAGCGCGAACGCGTCCTTCCAGCCGACGTCCATGACGATCGCGTAGCCCCACGACTTCGGATCGAAGCCCGGCGGCAGGCGCGCGAACCTCGTCGAGTGCAGCGGCGAGGCCTCCGGCGTCCACTGGTTGAACTCGCGACCCTGCTCGTCGAGCGCGCGGTAGACGTAGACGCTCGTCGTGTGGTCGTGCGCCCACTGCCCGAGGCCCTCGCGCAGCCACTTCGGATTCGAGTCGGACCAGCCGTTCGTCGCTTTCGCCTCGAGCTGCTTCGCATGGAGCTCGGCGATCGCCGCGATCCCCGCCTCGGCGCCGTCCTTCGTGCCGAACGCATGCGACGACCACACCCAGCCGTCGGGCCATTCCTCGTGGCGCTGCGCGTACGGGCGATGCAGCGGCGAACCAGGCCGCGTCGCCTCGAAGAACATGCCCTCGAGCAGATATCCGGGCGTGCCGAGCAGGACGATCGCGCCGACGAGGCGGAAGCCGATCACGTCCTCGACGAAGCGCTTGAGCAGGTCAAGCCGAGCCGAGCCGGTCTCGTCGATCGCGACCTCGTGCCACGTCTTGCCACGCGCCTTCTCGATCTCATCGGTCTCGTCGAACCCGAGGAGCTTCAGCCACGAGCCGTTGCACAGCGTGAGCTCGCTGCGCACCTGGTCGAACTTCGCGAGCTTCTCGTAGCCGAGCCGGAAGATCAGCTCCTGCAGATCGGTCCACACGATGCCGCGCGCCTGCTCGCGGTTCTTCGCGACGTAGAGGCAGTTGGCGCCCTTCCCCGTCGTGCGGTCGCCCCGCACCATCGCGCGGATCAAGCGGCACAGCTCGTCGAACGTCTTGCCCGCGCCTCGGTTGCAGAGCAGAGAGACGTAGCGCGCGGGATCGAAGATGAAGTCCTGCGCCTTCGCGTGCGTCGATGCGCGGATCCGCGAGTCGACCGTCGCGATCTCCTCGGCGGTGAACGCGCGCCGCCTGAGCTTCACGCCACCATCGGCGCGTACGTCCCTGGCAGGAACGTCTGCGTCGGCGCGCCGGCCGCGAGCTGGGGAACGCTACCGGGCACACCAGGCGGCGCACTGCCCGGCGCCGGAGCAGCGCCCGGCGCGCCCACCATCGGCATGTTCGCGTTCGCCGCGGGCTGCGGGTTGAGGATGCCCGCCGCGGTCGTGACGAACGAGGACAGCTCCTCGAGCCGATCTTCGGGCGCGCCCTGCGTCTGGATCAGCAAGTACTCGCGCTGGCCCATCGTGACGCACATCTTCAGGTTCATGAACGGCTCGGGCGTGACGTTCTTCTCGCCGTTGTCGACGATTCGCTCGAGCACCCACTCGACCGACTCGATCGCCGCGTTGTAGAGCGAGAGAATCCGGTCGATGTCCGGGTGCTCGATCAGATCGCGTGCTTCGTCGAGCGTGATGATGCCCGCCTGCGCGAGCTCGGTGACGCGCTGCTGGCGACCCGCCGGGGTGTTGCTCGCCGCCGAGCTGACCGCCATCTCGTAGCAGAGGTCGTCGAGGTCGATGTCCTTCCACCGCAGCATGCGCGGCCGCACACCGCCGTACTTCGACGTGTGCAGCACGTCGGGCACCTTGCCGGCGCCGAGCTTCTTGCAGCACGCGATGACGAGCCACATCGTGTCCTCGACGAACTGCTCGTACGCGCGCTCCTGGATCGAGAATCGCTGCGAGTGCGTCTGCCGTGCCTCGCGCACGCCCTCACCGCTCTGGATGCCGGCCGGGACCGCACCCGAGACCATCAGCTGGTTGATCCCGGTCTCGCGCTCCGCCTGTGCGCGGATCCGATCGACGTCGTCGTACGTCTCCTTGCCCACGGCCTGGTAATCGATGCCCTCGGGCTTCTGGACCTTGTAGCTGCCGACGGTGAGCCCGACCTGCGAGAACGTCTTGAACGCGAGGTTCTGGTCCTGCTTGTGGACCCACACCATCGGGTTCGCCTTCTTGTCGAGGCTCGTCGTGATCTGCCACTGCCGCCGGTTGAGCAGCGTCTGGTGCGGCAGGATGCGCTCGGCGAGCGAATGCCCGTAGAAGCCCCACACCGGATCGTTCCACCGCATGACCGAGAACGGGAAGTAGTCGTCCTCGTACTCCTCGTCGACCAGGTCGACGCCGTGGATGCAGATCGTGTGGCGACCGGGCACGTGGCTCGGGTGATCCGCTGGGCCGATAGGCAGGCGCCAGCTCTCGATGACCACGATCTCGTTCTTCGCGAGCGAGCGGTACCCCGCCCATCGCCGCCAGTCGCCGATCGTCTGCGCACGATAGATCTGGTCGGCGAAGTCGGGGTACTGCGCGATCAGCAGCTCGCGGTCGTAGAACTCGCGGTAGTGGATCTGCAGCGGTCGCCCGTCCCGGCACTCGAGCTCGTCGACGATGATGTTCTCGATCGGCACCGGACGGACCTGGATGCGATCGAACTCGTCGATCCAAACCTTGTTCACGCCGGTGCCCTTGAGCGCAGCACCGAGCTTGAACCCGTACTGGCACTTCGGGATGACGTCGAACAACTTCATCAGCGCGTTCGCATAGCGCTCGAGCCGCTTCGCGTTCTGCTGGCGCGAGAAGTCGGCGTCGTCGGTCTGGATCCGCAGCAGGATGTCACTGTCGGCGACGTTCGCGGCGATCGTGTCGACGCCCTGCGCGATCAGGTTCTCGGTCATCACGGACTTGTGCCCGTGGTGCTTGCTCTCGCCCTTGTCGTACGTGCGCCCGACGCCGAGCCCCGAACGGCGGTTCGTGCGCGGGTTCTGGTCGTAGAGAGCTTCCTCGCGCAGGAACTTCTCGAACTGCAAGATCTGGAAGTTCTCGACGGTGCGGACGTACGGCAGGACCTGGAGATGCGCCCTGCCCTTGGCCGCATTCCACCACGCGTCGGTTCGGTACTTCGCCGCGATCGCCATCAGTCGTCACCGAACGAGGGGATCTCGGGCAGCTCGTCAGCGTCACGCTCGAACGACGGAACGAGGCCGGTCGGATAGCTCGCGGGGTTCTCCCACGGGTTCGCCGGCTCGCCCTGGTCCTGGTCCTGGTCCTGGTCCTGGTCCTGGTCCTGATCCCCCCCGGCGACAGGCCCGGCGGCGAGGACAGCGGACATGCCGTCGCAGCCGATCGACAGGACGCCCGCGCGGCGCAGCTCGGGCGCACGCTTGAGCAGCAGCTCGATCCACGCCTCGGCGTCTGCCGTCACGAGCCCACTCTAGGGGCTCGCGCGCGCGACGGGTCGCCGCTCGGCGTCCATGGGACGCCGCATCCGGGTCAGTCGAAGCGCTTCGTGGCCGCGATCGGGATGCGCGTCCGATACGGCTCGGCGCGCTCGTGCTTGTAGAACTCGAGCTCGATCACTTGGTGCGCCGGCACGAAGTGCGCGAGGAAGAACTGCCGCCCGGGCGCGTCCTGGCCGCAATCGATGCGCTCGGGCGTGCTGCGACCACCCGGCAAGTCCATCGGCTCACGGAGCCAGATCTTCGTGAGCGGGATCCGCGCCGGGCTCTTGGGCGCCTCCGTCTGCGGCGGCGGCTTCGGGTTCGTTGCTTCGGGCATGCTCGGTCTCCTCGTATCGGGCTCGAAACGGTTCGTGTTCGGCGAGCGGGACCTTCGAGCGGAGCTCCCAGCTCGAGCGCGTTCGGTAGAGGTAGCCGAAGCGCTGCATGGGGTTGATGCCGGCGGCGGCGAACAGCTGCCGGGCGATGCCGCGCCCGCGGAACGGCGCGGCGACGTAAACGTACAGCACGTAGCCGTAGAACGTGTCGAACACCCTGCGGCTGCGACCGTGGACGTCGACCTCGCGGCGCGATCGCGCGTAGGTCGTCGGGTCGTACGTGAGGAACCCGAACAGCACGCCGGTCTCGCCATGCGCCACGAGCGTCTCTGCGCGCGACATGTAGAAGTCGATCTCCTCGTGCTTGTGCCTCGCGTACAGCGACGCCGGCGCGGTCTCGTCGCGCGAGGAGCGATACGTGCTCGACCAGCCGCTCACCACGAACGGGCGGTCGGCTGCGATCGCGGGACGGGTGTAGATCATCCGCCGCCCACCTGGATCCGCTTGCTGATCCTCCCGGCCTTGAGCCGCTTCTGGTAGCGCCGCTCCTGCGTGATGCCGCGCTGCCACTTTTTCCACTCGGCGCGCGTCATCTTGCCCTCGGCGAGCGGACGGGTGTCCAGCGCGCGCGGATCCCACTCGTCCGACTTCGACGCACGCCCGATCGGCACCGGGTCGCGCGACCAGAATTTGATCGACGGTGCACTGATGGTCAGCTCGGCGATCGCCGAGCACATGAACTCGCCGTCCTCGTCGTGGTCGTGCTCGCAGCACTCGACGCTCGGCGGCGGGTCGCCCTTGTCGTCGCGCTCGACCAGGCGCTCGAGGATGCCGTGGTCCGGGCACCTGTACTCGGCGAGCATCGGCGCGCCGGGCTGCGTGCGGATCTTGATCGTGAACGTCATCAGCCGCCGTCCTTCATCTCGGCAGCCCATGCCTCATCCCACAGCTTGCCCGCGAGCTTCCGCGCGAGCCTCTCCGGGAACTTGGCTAGCCGCTCGCGGATCTCGTTGCCAACAAGCTTGGAGACCTCTTCGCGGACGCGGTGATCGATCTCAGCAAGTGTGCGCGAGATCTCCCGCGCTACTGCTGCGGCGACAACCTTGTCGAGATCGATCTCGGCCGCTTGTCGCTCGATCTCGGCCACGATTTTTGCCGTCCATGCGGACGTGTCGATCCAGAGCTGATGCCGCATCCGTTGCACGAGGCCGGCAAGCTCGATCGATACCGTTGCCGATGCAGCGTCGGTCACGCCAGACGACGGAACGGGGCGCGATCCATCGGGCGCGCGCATGCCCAGGATCTGATGGGCGAGATGTTGAATCAGATATTCACGATCGCGATCCATGTCACCACCTCTCCTTCGGCATGGGGTCGACGGCCGGGACCTCCTCGACCTGACATCCGCTCCACTCCGTCTTCGGCTGTCGCTCGGCGAACTCTTCCGCGTCTCGTCGATCGAAGAACCATGCTCGGTACTCGCCGCCGTGGAAGTCGGCGTGTCGGTGGACGACGATGAAAATCGGCGGAGCCCGCATCAGAACAACGGCTTTCCGGCGAGGCTCGCGCCCTGCACCGCGGTGACGATGGCGTCGCGCCGGCGCTCCGGCAGCCCCCGCAGGTACTCGATGATCTCGTCGTCGCTGAACAGGCCGAGCGCCCGCTTCTGATCCTTCTCGAGCTGACGCACGACGTTCGCCGCGCGCGAGTACGCGTCGACGTACTTCGCGAGCGCCGGATCATCGTCGTCGATGCGGTCCATTCGCCGCTTCACCATGTCGCGAACCTCGATCGCCTCGTCGAGCGCGCTGATCGGCTTCGTCGCCGCGCGCTTCGGCGGCGGTTTCGTCGACTTCTTCGCGGATTTCGTCGTCATTTCGCTCCGTTTACGTAAAAAAGGGGCGTTGATCTCAGACTGACCTGCTAGCGAGCGCGGAGGGGGTGGCGCTCACCTTGGGCTACCCCCGCCCTGGCCCGGGTCTTGCCCTGACCCACACACGAGGCGTTGCAGCCGCGTCTTGCAGCGCGTCGATCTCGCAGCGTCGGCACAACACGCCCATCTCCGGCGTCACGAGCCGCGTGTGCTCGGTCAGCGCGTGGCCGCGCACGCACGTGCGGCGCGCGAGCCGATAGCGCAGCGACTTGCGGCGCTCGTTCTCGCTCTTCGTCACCGCCTCGAGGTGCGCGGGATTCACGCACTGAAACCGACGGCATACGTGGTCGATTACGTGGTCGCCGTGAATCGGCCCGTGCGCGCGCTCGTACGCGACGCGATGCGCGCTCTGGCTC